GGCGGGTCCTGCGACGCCTACGACCTGGCGACCCACACCGTCCTCGACCACAAATGCATCGGCGAGACCGCCATGCGCCGGTACAAGACCGAGGGCATCCGCGAGCAGTACCGCGTTCAGGCCAACCTCTACGGCTTGGGCTTCGAACGCGCGGGCTACACCCCGCAGACCGTCGCCCTCGCGTTCTACCCGCGCGGCGGGATGCTCGGCGGGCTGTGGGTGTGGACCGACGTCTACGACCGACAGGTCGCACTCGACGCGCTTGCCCGCCTGCGGTCCGTGCGTGACGCCGTGATCGCCCTCGACCCCGAGGCCCGCCCCGCCATGTGGGAGCACCTCCCCGCGACCCCGGGCAGCGCCTGCCGGTTCTGCCCGTTCTGGAAACCCGGATCCACCGATCTCGCCGTCGGCTGCCCCGGAAACACCGCACCCAACCAGGCCCAACAGGCCGCATAGGAAACAGGAGAAACCATGTCGTTCCCGTTCACCCAGCCTTCCAACAACGCCGGTGGCTTCTTCAAGCCCGCCGAGCACGACGGCCACCTGGTCCTCATCACTCAGGTGCACAAGATCGAAGACCGCTACGACCAGTTCAAGAAGCACGAGGTGCCCGCCGCTACGTGCGACCTGGTTGACCTCGACGACTCCGCCCAGGAGCTTCGCGAGGGCGTCCTGATCACCCACACCGGGATCGTGAACCGCCTCTCGCCCGGGGCGCACATGGTCCTCGGGCGCATCGGCAAGGCCCTGACGAAGAACGGGTTCGAGGCGTGGGTGCTCGGCGAGTTCGACCCCGCCGCCGACCCGGCGCGTGCTCAGGCGTGGCTCGACAGCCAGAGCGGCGTCGCCCCCGCTGCTCAGTCTCAGCAGCAGACGCCCGCCCCGCAGGCCGCGCCCGTTCCGGCTCCGCAGCAGCAGGCGCCCGCGGCGCAGGGGATGGCCGACCCCAATGACCCCGCTGTTCAGGCGCTGTTGCAGTCCCTCCAGAAGTAGCCACCCACGACGGCCCGACCGGATCCAGCCGGCGCCCCGGGAGCAACGCCCGGGGCGGGCGCCACACACCAGCCGCACGACGACGAGGGGGAGACATGCAGGGAACCGCCGAGGGGCAACGCCTACGCGATGCCGGGATGAACGCCGCCGTCGAGGCTGCCGGTGCGGACGTGGCCGCGATCGACCTCCTCATCGCACGCGCCGCCGCCACCGGTCAAGTGTTCTCAGCGAACGATCTCCGCGCCCACCTGCCCGCCGACGTGCGCACCGCCGCGGTCGGCGCCCGGTTCGCCCACGCCCGACGCCGAGGCGTCATCGAGGCGATCGGCTACATCACCTCGACGGACCCCGGCACCCACGCACACCCCGTCCGCCAGTGGCGAGGCACCGCGCGATGAGCGGCCCCACACACCCCACGTCACACCAGCACGACCCGGACAGGACACCGACACCTGTGACTCACACGCTCGACGCCGCCCTCGCCCTCCACCACGCGGGTCTGTGCGTCATCCCCGCCGCGGCTGACGGCACTAAGGCGCCCGGCACCGGTCGGTGGCGCGACTACATGACCACCCGCCCCACCGAGGAGCAGCTCCACCAGTGGTTCGCCCACGGCCACCCCGGCGTCGGGGTTGTCGGCGGGGCCGTGTCCGGCGGGCTCGTGTGCCTCGACGTCGAAGGCCGCGCCGTCGACGAGGGTGTGTTCGCGCGGTACGTCGAGCTCGCCGACAACTCCGGTCTTGGCGAGACGCTCCGCGAGGTGATGGGCGGCTACACCGAGAGGACTGCCTCCGGCGGCCTCCACCTCCTCTGGAGGGTCGCCGACGGCAAGGGCGTGGAGAACCTGAAGTTGGCCCGGCGCCCCTCCACCGACGAGGAACTCGCCGACAAGCCCGGTCAGAAGATCCAGGTGCTCATCGAGACCAAGAGTGAGGGCGGGTTCCTCGTCGTCGCCCCCTCCTCAGGACCTGTCCACCCCACCGGGCAGCCGTGGAGCCTCCACGCCGGCGGGGCCGACACCATCGCCACCCTCGACCGCGAGGTCTCCGACGCCCTCCTCGAACTCGCCCGCATGTGCGACACCATGCCCGCCCCCGAGGCACCCGCGTTCGCCCAGCCCGCCCCCGCACCCCGTACCGACGACGGCAGCCTCAGCCCCGGCGACGACTACGAGAACCGCACCGACTGGACAGACATCCTCACCCCCCACGGGTGGACCGAACTGTTCCGCTCGGGCAACACCCGCTACTGGAGGCGCCCTGAGAAGCGGTTCGGGATCTCGGCCACCACCGGCCACGCCCCGGACAGGGACCGCCTGTTCGTGTTCACCACCTCGACCGAATTCGAGTCCGAGACGCCGTACACCAAGTTCGCCGCCTACGCCCTCCTCGAACACGGCGCCGATTACAAGGCCGCCGCCCGTGCGCTCAAGGACTCGGGGTACGGGCGTCCCGCCCCCGAACCCGTCCGGCACCTGTCCGCGGTCCCCTTCACCCAACCCGGCACCACCCCGGCCACCGACGGCACCGCCGCCCTCGCCATCGACGAACCCACCCCCGTCACCCAACTCGACACCTACAGCCGCACCGACGACGGCAACGCACTCCGTCTGGTCGACGAACACGCCCACGCGATCCGCTACGTCCCCGAACGCGGGAAATGGTTGGTGTGGGACGGGCACCGGTGGGCGTGGGACGACCGTGGTCACGTCCCCGAGAAGGCCCGTGCCATCGCCCGCGCACTCCCGGACGAGGCCAAGGAAGACACCGCCCACAAGGCTCGGTCACTGGCCGCGCGCAATCTCGGCGCGATGGTGCAACTCGCCCGCACCGATCCCCGCATCGTTGCCCCCGCCGCCGACCTCGACGCAGCGCCCCACCTGCTCAACACCACCGGCGGCGTCGCCGACCTGCGCACCGGCGAACTGTCGGCCCCTGACCCCACCCAGCTCCACACCCGCTCTGCCACTACCGCACCCGACCCCGACATGAGCACACCCCGGTGGCACACCTTCCTCGCTGACACCTTCGGTGACGACACCGAGGTCATCGGCTACGTGCAGCGACTCGCCGGATACTCCGCCTCGGCTGACGTCGGCAGCCACGTGCTGCCCTTCCTCCACGGCGGCGGCCAGAACGGAAAGTCGGTCTTCCTCGACGTCCTACGGGCAGTGCTCGGCGACTACGCCACCACCGCACCCCACGACTTCCTCATGCACACCCGCTCCTCCCACGAGACTGAACTCGCCCGTCTCCAAGGGATGCGGCTGGTCATCTGCTCCGAGGTCAACCAGGAAGATCGGTTCGACGAAGCGAAGATGAAGATGCTCACCGGCGGCGACACCATCACCGCCCGGTACATGCGCCAAGACCACTTCACGTTCGAGCCCACCCACCACCTGTGGCTAATGGGCAACCACCAGCCCGAAGTGAAGTCCGGAGGAACGTCGTTCTGGCGACGTCTGCGGTTGATCCCCTTCACCCGCACGGTCCCTGCCGACAAGCGTGTGGAGAACCTCGCCCGCATCCTGGTCGAGGAGGAAGGCCCCGGCATCCTCGCGTGGATCATCGAGGGCGCCCGGCAGTACTTCACTGACGGTCTCGCCGACCCCGAGAAGGTCAAGGCCGCCACCGAGACCTACGCCGCCGAGGAAGACCACATGTCCCGCTTCCTCGACGAGTGCTGCCACATCGGCGGAGGCGCCTTCGTGAAACTCGAAACCAAGAAGCTCCGCGGCGCCTACGAAACCTGGTGCATGGGCGAGGGCATCAAGCCCCTCGCCGCCTCCCCCTTCGGCCGGGAGATCAAGGGGCGAGGAATCGCCTCCAAGTCCTCCAACGGCAAGCGCTACTACATCGGCCTCGCCCTCCTCGCCGACGAAGACGACGACCCCCGCACGCCCGACTGAGGCACTGCTGTCACTGCGGTGCTGTCACTGCCACCCCCGGATTCGCGCCCGAGATCGGCCGGGCAGTGACATCACCCCCTCCCCAGTGACAGCAGAGAGACAGCAGAAAGTGACAGCAGCACAGAACGAAAGCGCAGGTCAGACGGTGAAAAGTGACAGCAGTGACAGCACTTGCACAGTTCCACTCTCACGCGCACACGTGATCAGGGTTAACGACGAAACTCCCAGTGCTGTCACTGGTGTCTCTGCCTGCCCTCAGGGAGACCGATGAAGGCCGCCACCATCCACGCCCGACTCGACACCTGCCCCCGATGCGAGGCCGCCGTCATCGTCGCCCTCGACCACCACACCGCCGCACTCACCGTCCGCGCCGACCCACTTCCCCTCGGCGCCGAGGCCGAACTCCACGCACGACTGTCCGGACGCCTCACCTACAACGTCCTCGGCCGCAAAGACCTACAGCTCCACCTCCGCGACACCGAACACATGACCTCCCGGCCGCACCCCGTCGTCGCCACCCACACCTGTCCCGGCCCCATCCCCGCCACCGCCATAACGAGCACGCCGGCGCCTGCGGTCCCGGCCGAACCCGACCTCTTCACCCACATCGACGACGACGTCCCCGACGGCTTCCCGTTCTGACAAGGACCCCACCCCATGAGTGACCTGCCGACCGGCGTCGCCTACTACACCGCCCGAGAACTCGCCGATCACCTCCGGGTCTCCACTATGACCATCCACCGAGCCATCGACACCGACGATCTCCCCGCCCTGCGCCTCGGCGCCGCCGTGCGCATCCCCGTCACAGACGCCCACGACTGGATCCTCACCCGCCTCACTCAGAAGGAGACAAGCCGATGACCGACCGACTCCACGACGAGTGCGCCCTCCTCGGGAATCGCATCGCCGACGCGTGGGCAGACGGGCGGCGCGCCGGGTACCAGGAGATGCGCGCCGAGGTGGCGGACCTGGAGGAGCGCCTCGACCGCGCCCGTCAGCGCGGCCGCTTCGCCGCCTCCGAGCTCGCGCGAGAGCGCGCCCAGCGAGAGATCGCGCAGGACTACCGCAACGCCGCGGTGCGCCACGCCATCGCCGGCGTCCTCGCCACCAAGGCGCCCACCCGCGCTCTCGCCGAGGACTGGGCCGACGAGGCAATGGACGCCATCCGGGAGGCCACGCCGTGAGCGTCATCCTCACCGCCACGACCCACGGCCGCCTGTACCGCCTCCGGTGCGATGCGTGCGGCGCTGTCCACGCCCCGAACCTGGCGACCCGAACCGCTTCCGACGCCCGGCTTGTCGCCCGCCGCGACGGTTGGAGGGCCTCCTCCTCGAAACGGAAGAGGCCCACTCACGCTCAGCTCTGCCCGATGTGTCGACCGCCCCGACCTCACGGAGACCCATCGTGACTCACCGCCCCGAGTCATGGCTCGACGCCGGCCTCCCGCTCGAATGTCCGTGCCAGTGGGGCATGACCGGGCACTGCCACCAAGGACGCCACACGGCCTGCACGGCCCACACCGTGACCATGCCCGAGACGTACCTCCCGCTCCCGTCCGGGGGCTACGACCCGCCCGTGTGGCTCGCCGACAGAGTGTGCCGGTGGCGCTGCGCCTGCGAGTGCCACGCCGGACCTGAACAGCTCGACTTGTTCGCCTGACCCACCACCACGACCAACCGGGGGGACCATGACCAAGCAGCACCACTACCCGTGCGACCTGTGTGGCCGACCGTCCGGCGACGACGCCCCCGCCTGTACCCTGTGCGCCCATCGGGCCGCGACCGCTCTGAACGATATTGCCGAGTGGCTCGGGGAGGCGCTCATCGAGGCCATGGCGAAACAGACCGCCCTCGCCGAGGTCTCCGGCGGCAAGCCCACCAAGAAGTCGGAAATGCCCCTACCCCTCGACCTGCGCGCCTCAGAAGCCCTCGCCGTCCTCCGGTCCACCCTCACCACGTGGGTTCGCGTCCTCCAGGGGGACGGCGCCACCACCCACCCTCGCGCGGCCACCGTCCGGTCCATGGCTGAGTGGCTCGCACCCGTGATCTCGTGGGCGCGGACACGCTCCTACGGCGCCGAGGTGGTCGACGAGATTCTCGCTGCCCACCACCAGGCCCTCACCGCGGTCGATCGGCCTCATCGGTGGGTGCCGCTGCCCACCCCGTGCCGGCACGTCACCCTCGACGAGGGGCGCCCCGTCCCGTGCGGTGGGCAGCTCCACGCCATCATCGCCCCCGGCCACAGGGCCGACGGCGAGATCCGGTGCACCCTCGACCGCGGCCACACCACCACCGTGCACCACCTGGTCGACAAAAGGCGCCAACCGCGGTTGCGCGACTTGACAGACCTGCCTAAGTTGCGTGCTTAGATGGGACTTCTGCACTCAGGCCCCGGTACCCACCGGGGCCTTTGCAACGCCCTGTGGCCCCAGTCCACTCGACCACCGGGCGGGCTCTGGCCGCTCCGCACATCCTCTGGCATGGAGAGCTGCGGTAAACGTTTAGCGCAGCATGGCCTATGATTTCTTTCAGGTACAAAAAATGAGTGAGCCCCTGGCCAGGGAATCCGCTGCCACACGTCCTCCCTGGCCAAGAGCCCTGAGGATCAGCCGCTCAACATGATGGCGATCGCGAGGATGGTCCGGCTGAGGGCGCCGAGCACTCCAATGAGCGCTCGGACGCTTTCCCGGGCACCTTCACGCCTCCACCAAGCGATCTGCCTCTCCCTCTTCCTTGCCATACGCACCTCCGGGTGTTGGACGTCCTTCCACCCAGGCGATACCGACCGCCACGGGATCCCTGTGGCGGTGATCGTGCGTCGGCACACCCGATTCTATGGCTGCCTATTGACTGCAACTCCTGCCCTTTTATGCAGAGGGTGAATAGCGATCAAAAACATGAGGATCTGCGCCCTTTTCTCGCCTATTCAGTAACACACTGATAGGGATCTTTCAGAGCGAAAGCGTCTGGGCGGCAGGTCGTGCTGCCCTCGCCGAAAAATGTGTCGTGAATCACATTGAAGAGGCGTGCCGGAGCGGCGGGCGTCCGACGCGATGCACCTCAGGCATCAAGACCGTCCGGCCGGGAACACCCAACCACCCTTGCCACTCCCGCGACCGGACACCCACGTCCCGCCTCCGTGCTCCGCCCCTCCGGGGGGTAGGAGCGTCGAGCACAGGGTGGGGCGCTAACGCAACCGGTAAACCTCGACGCGCGTCCAACGACGTACACACCCCCAACACGAGGACAGCCCATGCGCCGTGCACTGCTCACCCTTCTCGCTGTACTTGCCCTCACCGCCACCGCCGCGTGTGGAGAAGGGGAGGACGCCCGAGCCGCACTGCCCGACCACGAACGCGAGTTCCTGGACTCAGTGGAGGAGTCCCTCAGCGCCGAAGGTGTCGCCCCCCGATACCTGGGCGCCAACGACGAGGAGAAGCTGGAGTTCGGGTACGCCGTGTGCGAGGACATCGACGGGGGCATGGCGCCCACCGAGGTGGTGCAGTCCATCGAACAGAGCGGGGACGGCGACACCCGCATGGCCGATGTCGCCCTGCCGCTGGTCGGCAACGCCGACGCCTACCTCTGCGGCCACTGACCTGGGGTACCGCATCACGGGCCCGCTCCCCGTGACCCGCCCCGGCGGCGAGGCACCCCTCCTATGGAGGTGACCCCCTTGCCACCCAGGGCTTTGCAGACCTGCCCCACCCCCGGATGCCCCACCCTCACCCGCACAGGCAGGTGCGGCCCCTGCCAACGCACCGCACGCACACGCCGTCGCACCAGTAGCCAGGCAGGGTACGGAGCCCGCTGGTACCGCACACGTGCTGCGTATCTGCGTGAGCATCCGCTGTGTGAGTGCGAGGAACATTCAGCTCAGCCGTGGATCATTCGGCCGCGAGCTGCTGAGGTTCATCACAAAGATGGGCTCGGTCCGCTCGGGCCGCGAGGTTTCGACTGGTCGAACTTGCAATCTTTGACGAAAAGCTGTCACTCGCGCCTGACCGCCCGTGACCAACCCGCTGGGTGGAACGACCGAGAGTGAGCGAGCCCGGGGGATGACCCCCACCCGACGATCTCCAAAAGGTCGCCGGGGAGGGCGCCGGGAAGTCGGGCAGGTTCAAAAGGTTCTGGCTGTCACGCAACGTGACGGCTCTCAGTGCTGCGCAACGCAGCTTTGATGGAGGAGGTCACTATGGCGAGTGGAGGTGCACGCGCCGTCTCCGGCCCGCCGCCGGACCCCAACGCCCTGCGCCGTAACCGCAAACAGGACGCGTCCGGGTGGGCGACGCTGCCGGCCGAGGGCCGCACAGGACCGGTGCCGGGCTGGCCGCTCACCGAGGTTCGCCCGCGCGAGTGGGACCTGTGGCGGGAGCTCTGGTCACGGCCACAGGCCGTCATGTGGGAGAGCCTCGGACTCGACATCGAGGTCGCCCTGTTCGCCCGCGCCCTCGCCGAGGCCGAGGAGCCCGAGCCCCGGGCTGATGCCGCCAAGCTCACCAAGCAGTACATGGAGAGCCTCGGATTGACCGCACCGGGTCTGCTCCGCCTGCGCTGGAAGGTCGGCCCTACCGAGGACGCTCCGGCTGCCGAACCCGTCGAGCCGTCGAAGGCCAAGACGCCGCGCCGCAAGTCAGCGCGGGATCGGCTGAAGGTCGTATCTGATGGCGAAGGGGCGTAGTCCGAGCGCCGCTGACGCGTTCGTCGTCGACTTCCCGACCCTGTGGGTGGTTCCCGATTGGATGGAAGCGCACCTACCGGTACCCGGAGGTTTCCGGGCCGGTGAGCCCATGGAGCTCTATCCCTGGCAGTTGTGGTGCACCGTGAACCACTACCGGGTCAAGCCCAAGGCCGTGTTCGGGCAGCGATCGACTGCCTTCCACTACCGGCGGTCTCAGGTCGTTGCTCCGCAGAAGACGGGCAAGGGTCCGTGGTCGGCGGCGATCACACTCGCAGAGATGGTCGGCCCGGTGGTGTTCTCCGGGTGGGCCGCCGGCGGCGAGGTCTACCGCTGTTCGGCCCACGGCTGTGGGTGCGGGTGGTGGTACGCCTACGAGCCCGGTGAGCCGATGGGTATGCCGTGGCACGACCCGTTGATCCAGATGCTCGGGGCGTCGTCTGACCAGGTAGAGACGAACGTGTACGGGCACCTGAAGGCGATGGTGAAGAACAGCCCGCTCGCCGACCTGTTGACCACGGGCGAGGAGTTCACCCGCATCTTGACCGGCGACGGGGGTGGCCGCGCGGACGTGGTCACGTCCTCGGCGCGGAGCCGGTTGGGCAACCCGATCGTGTTCGCGTTGCAGGATGAGACGGGCACGTACACGACCACGAACAAGATGATCAGCGTGGCCGAGGCACAGCGCCGCGGTCTGGCTGGCATGTCCGGGCGCTCGTTGGAGACGACGAACGCGTGGGACCCCTCGGAGGACTCCTACGCCCAGCGGACTGCCGCATCGAAGGCCAGGGACATCTTCCGGTACCACCCGCAGGCGCCGAAGGCTCTGCGGTACGACAATGCGCGTCAGCGCCGCAAGATCCACAGTTACGTCTACGCGGGCAGCTCCCATGTCGACCTCGACGCGATCGGCGCTGAGGCGACCGAGCTCCTGGAGAAGGATCCAGCACAGGCAGAGAGGTTCTTCGGTAACCGGGTCGTGTCCGGAACCGGCTCGTGGTTGGACTCGGAGGCGTGGGCCGCTCGGGTCGATGCCCGTGAGGTTCCCCGCGGCACCCGGGTCGTGCTCGGGTTCGACGGCTCTGACATCGACGACCACACGGCTCTGAGGGCGGAGACCCTCGACGGCCACCAGTTCACACCGGTCTACGGCCCCGACCAGGCGCCCACCATCTGGAACCCCGCCGACTATCCCGGCGGGCAGGTACCGCGTCTGGAGGTCGACGCCGCCCTCGACGAACTCATGCGGCGGTTCGACGTGGTTCGGCTCTATGCCGACCCGCCGTACTGGGAGACCGAGGTCGACGAGTGGGTGGACCGGTACGGCGAGCGCCGGGTGATCCGGTGGCACACGCGCCGGGTGGTGCAGATGCACGCTGCCGCCGAGCGGCTCAGGACCGACGTCCTGAAGGCCGACACGGGGTTCACCCACGACGGGTGCGAGCTCACCGCCGACCACATTGCCAATGCCCGCACTGCGGCGCGGCCGGGTGATCGGTACGTGCTCCGTAAGGCCAGTGATCAGCAGAAGATCGACGCTGCCGTGACATCGGTTCTGGCGCACGAGGCGGCCATGGACACCATCGCCGCCGGCCTCGCCCGCAAGCGCAAGACCTACGTCTACACCGCATGAGAGGGGGTCACCGATGGCCGTCTCTCAGGCCGACGCTGTCGCACTGACCGAGGCCCTGGAGGCCGAACTATCGTCCCGGTGGGGGCGCATCAGCACCCACCAGGCGTACTACAAGGGCCGCCAGCCGTTGAAGTTCGCAAGCGAGGAGTTCCGCAAGTACCACGGCGAACGGTACGCAGGGTTCTCCGACAACTGGGTTCAAGTCGTTGCCGATAGCCCCGTGGAACGCCTGACGGTGACGGGCGTGACCCCGTCCGGGGACGATGTGGCCGATGACGAGTCGTGGCGGGTGTGGCAGGCCAACGGCCTCGACGCCGACAGCCAGCTCGGGTTTCTCGGGTCCGTGGTGTCCGGGCGTTCCTACGCGCTGGTGTGGGGCGACCCCGACGACGAGGAAACTCCGGTGGTGACATTCGAGGACGCCTCGTCGTGCATCGTGGCCTACGAACCGGGCAGCCGTCGGCGCCGGCGGGCTGCCCTGCGGCGGTGGCAGGACGGCGCCACCGAGATGGCGGTGCTTTACCTGCCCGACCAGGTGTGGAAACTCGAACGCCCCCTCGTGAAGCAACAGAAGTCGGCGAACTTGGCGCAGGCGGACGAAGAGATCGCCTCGTGGGAACCGAGGGACACGGGCACCGAGCCCAACCCGCAGCCCAACCCCATGGGCGTAGTCCCGGTGGTGGAACTGCCTAACCGGCCGCTTCTGGCTGATGAGCCCATCTCGGACGTGTCCGGGGTCGTGGCTATGCAGGACGCGATCAACCTGTTGTGGTCCCAGCTGTTCACCGCATCCGATTACGCGTCCTTCCCGCAGCGGATCGTGCTCGGCGCGGAGATGCCCAAGGTCCCCGTCCTCGACAGCCGCGGCGAAGTCGTCGGGGAGCGCCCGGTCGACTTGGAGCGGTTCGCGATTGACCGGGTGCTGTGGATCGACGGGGAGAACGTGCAGACCTCGGAGTGGTCCGCGGCGAACCTCAGTGCGTACACGGAGGTGATCGAGGTGGCGGTGGGCCACATCGCCGCCCAGACCCGCACCCCGCAGCATTACCTCGTCGGCCGTATGGCGAACCTGTCAGGCGATGCTTTGATCGCCGCCGAGACCGGTCTCGTAAAGCGCACAGAGGAGAAACAGCTCTGGTTCGGCCAGGCACTCCGTGAGGTGTTCGCGCTGGTGGCGCTGGCTCAAGGCCGCACCGACAAGGCGCGGGCTCTGCGGGCCGGCCGGGTCATGTGGGCCGATGCCGAGTCGAGGTCTCACGCCCAGCTCACCGACGCACTCGTGAAGTTGAAGCAGATCGGTTTCCCGTTCGAGTGGGTGGCCCTGCGGTACGGGCTCACCCCGACCGAGGTCGCCGAGGTCCTCGCCATGCAGGAACGAGAGCAGGCCATGGACCCGGTGGGGGCGATCGCCGACCAGATGGAACGTGGCTTCCGCCCCGCCGGTGACCCAGGCACCCCGGACGACCCCGAGGGTGATGGGGCGTGAGCACCCGGGCGGCACTGGCTCACCAGCGTGGGCAGGACCGGATCGCCCGTGGCGCCGCCGACGAGGTCGGGCAGGTGTGGGCGCAGATCGACGAACGCGATATCCGTTCATCGTGGCTGGAACTCGTGCCCCGTGCCGCGACCATCCTGGCCGCCGCGCAACTGGCCTCGGCGCTGGGCGCCGAGGAGTACCTCGACGAACTGTTGGGCGTGGCTGCCCCGGTGGTGGCCGCCCCGGCGTGGGAGGAGATCACCGGTACCGCTTCGGACGGGCGGAGCCTGGACACACTCCTGCTCCAGCCCGGCATCCGGACGCTCACGGCGGTCCAACGCGGGGCGACGCCCCGGCGCGCGCTGATGGCGGGACGGATCCAGCTCGACACGATCGCCCGCACCCAGGTCACCGACGCCGGGAGGGCCGCCGAACAACTCGGGGTCGCTGTGCGCCCCCGCGTGGTGGCCTACACCCGTGTGGTGGCCCCGTCGGCGTGCTCCCGGTGCATGATCCTCGCCGGGCGCGAGTACTCGTGGAGCCAGGGGTTCCAGCGACACCCTCGCTGCAAATGCACCATGCGCCCCCTACGTCCCGGCGAGCGGGTCGACGGCGACAGCCCCCGGGCCCTGTTCGACGGACTCACCCGAGAGCAGCAAGACAAGCAGTTCGGCCGACATGCCGCGGAGGCGATCCGCGAGGGCGCCGACATGTCTCAGGTGGTCAACGCGAGGCGCGGCATGCAACCGGCCACCGACCGGTCCCGGGGCCGGTACACCACCGAGGGCACGACTCGGCGAGGCTACGCCGGGCGGCGCCTGGGAGAGCTCACCGACACCTCGGGCCGGTACGCGCGGTCGCGCCGCCCACGGCTGATGCCCGAGGCGATCATGCGCGACGCCGCTGACCGCCAGCGGGCTTTGGAACTTCTGCATGAGCACGGCTATCTGACCGACCCGCCCCCGCCCGCAACGAGCGGCGGCAGCTGACCCGCAACGGGAGAACCATGAACGACACCACCGAACCCGTCGAGGACACCACCGAGGCAGAGGCGCCGTCCGGGGGCGCCGAACAGGTCCCGGCGCCGGTCGAGGAGGACGCCCCCGAGGGCGCCCACGAGCTCGGCGACGCCGGCAAGAAGGCGCTGGACGCCATGAAGTCGAAGTGGCGTACCGAGCGCGACAAGCGCCGGGAACTGGAGGCCAAGCTCTCCGAGACCGACCAGGCTCAGCCTGACGAAGACGCTGTCCTCCGGGCCGCCGAGGCCGTCACCGCACAGGCCAACCGACGCGTGCTGCGCTCGGAGATCCGTGCCGCGGCGGCCGGGAAGCTCACCGACCCCAAGGACGCACTCAAGTTCCTCGACCTCGACGACTTCCAGGTCAACGACGACGGCGACGTCGACGCCGACGCGATCACCGAGGCTGTCGAGGACCTGGTCAAGAACAAGCCCTACCTGGCCGCGCAAAGCGGCAGCCGTCCCCGTTTCGAGGGGACCGCGGACTCCGGCGCCCGCAAGGGGACCGGTGCCACCCAGCTCACCCGCGACGACATCAAGCGGATGAGCCCCCACCAGATCATGAAGGCCAAGGCCGAGGGCCGCCTGAAGGACCTGATGGGGACCGACAACCGGTAGAACCCTGAAAGGAAGCCGAGATGGCTATCGAGAACTTTGTCCCCGAGGTGTGGTCCGCCGAGCTCCTGGTCGAGCTCGAAAAGTCCCTGGTGTACGGCGCCTCCGGTGTCGTCAACCGTGACTACGAGGGCGACATCTCCCAGTACGGCGACACCGTGCACATCACCTCCCTGGCTGAGCCCACGATCGGGGAGTACTCCCCGCACGAGGACATCACCATCGAGGAGGTCGACGACGAGTCCCAGACTCTCTTGATCGACCAGGCCCGCTATTTCGCGTTCACGGTCGACGACATCGAGCGCAGGCAGGCCCGCGACGGCGGCGCTGTCCTGTCCGAGCAGGCCCGCAAGAGCGCGTACCGGCTGCGGGACGTGGCCGACCAGTTCCTCGCCTCCACCATGGCCGCAGGGGTGGCCGATGAGAACGTGCTCGCCGACGCGTTGGTGGCCGACCCGGGCGACGCCTACGACCTCCTGGTCGAGTTCGGGGTGCGCCTGGATGAGTCGAACGTGCCCGAGCAGGGCCGGTGGGTCGTGATCCCCCCGGCGTTCCACGGGATGCTTCTGCGGGACACCCGGTTCGTGGGCGCCGGTGACGAGTCCGGCGCCGCCACCCGCGCGAACGGCCTCGTGGGCACCGCGGCCGGGTTCGCCATCCACAAGTCCAACAACACCCCGACGGGGGAGTCGGGCCGGATGGTGCTGGCCGGGTACTCGGGGGCGACGACCTACGCCGAGCAGATCAACAACACCGAGGCCACCCGCAAAGAGCGCGGTTTCGCGGACATCGTCAAGGGGCTGCACCTGTACGGCGCCCGGGTCGTGCGCCCGACGGGGCTGGCCGCCGCTGATGTGACGATCGGCCAGAGCAGCTAACCCAGAGGGGGTGGCGTCGTGGACCCGTTGGCCACAGTCGAGGACCTGGAGGCGCTCGGCGTCACCGTCGACGACGAGGAACGGGAGCTGGTCGGGCAGTATTTGGCGGCGGCGTCCGCTTCGGTGCGCGCCGCCGCCGGGGTGCCGATCAGTCAGGCCACGTCCACGGTGGTGGTAGCCGGTCAGCGCGAGCCCCGCCTGTCTCTGCCCGGTCCGCCGGTCACTGCGGTCGAGGAGGTCCTCCTCGACGACGCCGAGCCAACCGGCTGGCGCCTGTCCCGGCCCCGGGCGTCCCTGTACCGGGCGGCCGGGTGGGGCACGGACGCGAGTGAGGTCGAGGTGACCTACACCCACGGCCTGCCGACCGTGCCAGCCGACATCGTCGCGTTGGTGTGCCGGATCGCTGCGACGACTCTGATGTCCTACCGGTCCGATGAGACCGGTGGCGGTATCGGGGTGCGGCGGGTGACTCAGCTCCGCATCGGCGACTACTCGGCGAGCTTCGCCGACGACGGCACCATGACCGAACTCGAACTACCCGAGACGACACGGGCCCGGCTGCGGGCCCGGTTCGGCGGGGGCGCGGCGGTGGTGAGGTCCACATGATGCCGCCCATCGGGATGCACCTGAACAGGCGACTCGAACAGTGGCGCCGACAGGAAACCGACGACGGGTCCGGCGGTGTCATCACCGAATGGGTCGAGATCGGCACTGTCCGGGCTCGCGTGTCACAAGCCGGGACCTCGCAGGCCGAGCGCATCGCCGCCCACCAGGCGGGGGCCGAGCTCACCAACCCGATCTACGTGCAGCCGCGCGCAGACGTGCGGCGTGGCGACGAACTCCGCGGCCCCGAGGGGTCGTGGCGTGTGGTCGCGCTGTACCGCCCGTCCGAGCCGGTGTACCTGCGGGCGGACTGCGAACTCGTGCAGGGAGAGGGGGAGCAATGACCCACCAGGATGATGACGGCCCGGCCGAGCGTGCACAGCGCATGAGGGACAGCGCCGAGCAGCAGATCCAAGGGCTAGCCGGTAAGTCGATGCTCACGGAAAGAATCACGGCATCCGCGACAGTGGCCTCGGCGAAAGCTCAGATCGCCATCGCCGACGCGATCCTGGCCGTGGCGGGAGAGCTGCGGGAGGGGCGGCGCCAGGATGCGCGCCAGGCCCGTAGGGAGGCGCGAGGTGGGTAAGCGGCGCGTGCGGGTCGAGGGCCTGGAGGAACTGGAGCGCAAGCTCCGGGCTCTGCCCCGCAACCTGGAGTCTGAGGCCGAGACCGCGACCAAGGATGAGGCCGAGGAGGTGTACGAGGCGATGCGGGACCGTGTCCCTGTCGCTTCGGGCACGCTGCGGGGTGCGATCGGACGCCGCCAGACGGGGCCGCTCACGATGGAGGTGGGCGTGTTCGGCGCTAGGAGGGCGTGGTGGTCCGCGCTGGTCGAGTTCGGCACCAGTACACGCACCGCATCGCCGTTCGCTGAGCCGTCCGCCCGTGAAGCCGAACAGCGCTACCCGGACCGTATGGCGAAGTTCCTGAACAGCGAATTGCCGCCCTCATGAGCGCGACGACACCCGCACGCCGGCCCATGGCGGATATTCAGAGCGCCCTGTATCAACGCCTGACCGCCGAGGACGCCGACCTCGGTGCGGCGGTGTACGACTACGTTCCCGAGCCGACCGCCGCCTCTTGGCCCTACGTGACGATCGGTGAGGCAATCGAGACCCCGGCCAACGCTCACACATTCATCGGTCGGGACACGACGGTGAACTTGCACGTGTGGTCGAAGTATCGCGGTTTCGCCGAGGCGAACGCCGTCGCCAACCGGGTGACTGCTCTCCTCGACCACCGCCCCGCCGACCTCGACGTCGGCGACGGGCAGTACGTCACCAGTCTGCGGTTCGAGTTCGGGCAGACGCTCCGCGACGAGAACCCCGACATACGTCACGTCGTGACCCGTTTCCGGATCCGCACAGCACAGACCTGACACCACAAACCACCACGAGCCCCGAGCCATCGGCCGGGGCTTTTCGTATGCGAGGAGGGACCCGATGGCGGGCCACGACGCTTTCAGCACGGTGCTGGAACGCATGACCGAGGGCGGCGACTTCGAGGAGATCGCCAACGTCCACAACCTGAGCGGACCTGGGTTGGAGCGTGAGGAGTACGACGTCACCACCCACTCCAGTCCGGGGCAGTGGGAGGAGATCATTTTCGGAATCAAGCGGACCGGAGAGGTGGAGTGCGAGGTCTATTTCGATTCCGAGCAACACCTCCATGTGATCCGTGAGGATTTCGCCGGGTCCGAGCCGAACGACTACCGCATGAGTTTTCCCGACGGCGGGTCCTGGGAATTCTCGGCTGGCCTCACCGGGTGCGAGTTCGAGTTCCCCCACGACGGGCCGATGGAAGCCAGCATGACGTTCAAACTCTCCGGGCCGCCGAGCTTCATGGATGAGGAGACCTCCTGATGGCCTTTCTGACTGCCGCTCAGATTGAGCAGGTCGACGACCGCAAGTACGAGGACGTCGACGTCGAGGAGTGGGGCGGCACCGTTCGCGTCGTCGGACTGTCCGGCACCGACCGGGACGCCTACGAGGCGGCGTTCGTGGATGCCAAGGGCAAGCCCGCAGCGCAGCGCCTGCGGAATGTCCGGGCGAAGCTCCTCGTGAAGTGTCTGGTGGATGAATCGTTCGAGAGGCTGTTCACCGACGACAAGGCCAAGGCCCTCGGTGAGAAGAACGGCGCGGTGGTCGACCGCCTATTCGACGTGGCCCGGCGCCTGTCCGGCATCGGTCAGGGGTCGGTCGAGGAGGGAAAAGGCGACTCCGAGAGCGACCCGAGCGACAGCTCTACCTCCGGGTAGCCGCCCACCTAGGGATGCCCGTCGAGGAGATGCTCCGCCGCACCTCCTCGGCTGAACTCACCGAGTGGGCGGCATACGAACAGCTCATCGGCCCCCTCGGCGGACAGCGCACGGACGTGCTGGTCGCCCAGTTGTGCGCGGTCGTGGCCAACGCCAACCGCGACAAGAAGTCCAAGAAGGCCAAGCCGAAGGACTTCCTGCCCCAGTGGGATCACGGCCGTGGCGCCCCGCAGTCTTGGCAGCAACACAAGTCGATCGCCAAGTCGTTGAACGCTGCGTTCGGCGGCGCCGAGAACGGACGCACACCCGCCCGTCGAGGGCAGCCCCGGTATCAGGTTCGCGATGACCAGGCTCTCCCGAGTGTGGTCGACACCGAGACGGGCCGCACCGAGTGGACCGGGCTGGACTCCGACCAGGCCCGCGAGGTCGCCGCAGGGCTCAACACCACCGCCAAGAAGAACAAGAAGAAGACGCACGCCTGAGGGGGTGAGCCGTGGCCACCCTCCAGGAACTCACCGTCGTCATCGGGGCGGACACCGGCGGTCTCGACGAAATCGACCAAGCCGCCGAGAAAGCCACGTCCGGGTTCGACAAGGTCCAGGATTCAGGGCGGCGTCTCACCGATGTCGGCAAAGGCCTGACAGCTGGTGTGACGACTCCGATCGTGGGGCTCGGCACCGCGGTCGTGACCACCGCCGCAAGCTTCGAGTCCAGCATGAACGGCGTCAGAGCTGTCACCGGCGCGACCGGGCAGGACCTCGACGACCTCACCGGCCTCGCCCGCGAAATGGGATCAACCACCCAATTCTCAGCCTCCGAGGCGGCTGCCGGCATGGAGTTCCTCGGCATGGCCGGGTGGGACACCACCGAGATCATGTCCGGCCTACCCGACGTGCTCAACCTCGCCGCCGCCGGCGGGATGGAGTTGGCCAACGCGGCCGACATCGCATCGAACATCATGAGCGGCTTCGGGATCGAGGCATCCGAAGCCGCCCGGGTCTCCGACGTACTCGCCGACGCCTCGGCGTCCGCGAACACGAGCGTCGAGCAGCTCGGCGGGGGGTTCACCTACGTGGGCCCGGTCGCCTCCAGCGCGGGGATGAGTCTGGAGGAGACCGCGGCGACCCTCGGCGTGCTCGCCGATGCAGGCATCCAGGGCGAGCAAGGCGGCACAGCCCTCCGCGGTGCCCTGTCCCAGCTGCTGAACCCCACGGCCCAGGTGCAGGGCGTCATGGACGACCTGGGTGTGTCCATCCAGGATGCGGATGGGGCGATGAGGCCTTTCCCGGACATCATGCGGGACCTGGAGGGCGCCGGCGCTGACACGTCGGAGATGATGCAGATCTTCGGTCAGGAGGCGGGCCCGGCGATGCTCGCGTTGTTGGAGCGTGGTGCCGACGACGTGGCCGCTTTTACCGAGCAGTTGGAGGGTTCCGAGGGCGCCGCTCAGGAGATGGCGGACATCCGAATGGAAGGCCTGTCCGGTCAGCTCAAGGCGCTTCAGTCCGCGGCCGAGGGCCTGATGCTGGAGCTCGGGGACACGGGGTTGTTGAACGTCGTGACCACGGTGGTGGAGAAGTTCACCGAGTGGACGCAGAAGCTCAACGACACGAGCCCGAGGTTGTTGCAGATCGCTGTGGTCGTGGCCGCCGTCCTCGCTGCTTTGGGGCCGCTTCTCATTGTGGTCGGTATGACCATCACCGCGATCGGACAGATCGGCGGTGCCCTGAAGGTGGTGGCCGGGGCGTTCCGGATCGCGGCCGGGGCCAAGATGCTGTTCTCCGCTGCCCTGTGGGCCTCGCCGATCACCTGGATCGTCCTGGGGATCATGGCGCTCATCGCGGTGATCGTCCTGTGCATCGTCTATTGGGATGAGATCTCGGCAGCTGTGGGCAGGGCGTGGGATTGGATTGTCTCCAAGGTCGAGGGTGCGACGGCGTTGGTCTCGGCTCTGGTGTCACTGTTGGTCGCCTGGGTCCTCGACACCATCAACGGGTGGGGCGCCTCGCTCTCCTCCCTGGTCTCGGGCATCTGGGATTCGGTCACTGGGTTCTTCGCCTCTGCCCGGGACACTGCGGTCAGCGTGGTCTCCGGCATGGTCTCCAATGTGCTGGGCTTCATTGCCGGGCTCGCCGCCCTGCCGGGGATGGTGGGTTCCTACTTCGCGGGGATGGTCTCGACCGCGGCGGGTCAGATCTCGTCGCTGATCTCGCAGGCCGCTCAGATTCCGGGCCGCATCATGAGCGCTGTGGGCAACCTCGGCAGCCTCCTGGTCGGTGCTGGGCGCAACGTCATCCAGGGGCTCATCTCGGGGATCACCAGCATGATCGGCCGGGTCGGCTCGGCCATGTCGAACGTGGCCTCGACGATCCGCGGCTACTTGCCGTTCTCGCCGGCCGAGGTCGGCCCCATGAGCGGGTCCGGCGCCCCCGAGGTGTCCGGAGCCCGCATCGCCGACCAACTCGGCGAGGGCATCATGTCCGAGCTCACCCGCATCGACCGTGCCGCCGACGCCCTCATGTCCCCGCTGGACGACCGGGTCGCCGCCATGCAGGGCGCCGCCAGCCGCATCCCCTCGAACGTCAACGCTGCGGCGTCCCGTGTCGAAGGCCAGGAGCAGCGTGTGGTGATCGACGTGACCGGAACCGACGGGGAGATGAAGAAGCTCATCCGCAAGATGGTCCGCACCGACGGCCGCGGCGATGTCCAGACCGCTTTCGGCCGGTAGGCCGCCCTACATGAGAGGAGGCCCCAGTGGCCTTCACGAACGCCCTGTACCACCCGATGCTCTCCGCCGCCGCCGACACGGCAGTCGAGGCGTCGCTCCACACCGGCAACCCCGGCGACGACGGGTCCAACGAGATCGACGGCGGCGACTACGAACGCCAATCCGTCACCTGGAACAGCCCATCCTCCGGGGCGATCACTGCCGACGACGAGATCGTCTTTCTCGTGCCCGCCCTCGGCTCCGACGAGGTCACCCACGTAGGCCTGTGGAACTCCGCTGGCGACTGGCTCGGGGACGCCCCCGCTTCGACGCCACAGCCCTACCCCACGGCGGGCACCGCCACGGTCGAGGTGCTGACCCTGAACATGGGCAACGGGGCACTCACCGCGAGCATCCGCTCCCACTGACAGGAGGTGCCCCGTGGCGGTCGTGTGGCAGAACAGCTTTGACGGTGAGCCACTGACGCTCGTCTCCGAGGACCTGACCGGGCCCGGCACGTCCGGCGAGTGGGGCGACCCCATTGTGGACCTGCGTAACAGCGCGGATGTGTCGCATGTGCGCTACGGCGATCGGGCCTACGGCGGCCGGTCCTCGCTCATGCTCGGCGCCGATGATGCCTTTTCCGGCAACCACGGGGACGTGCAACTCACCGAGGAGTTGACCGAGTGGTCCGTCAGCTTCTACCTGTACCGCACATCGGGCGGTTGGGTGCGTTTCCTCCAGTCCGGCCGGGTCAACGTCAACGACCTCTACCTCGACTTCGATTCGGGCGCCCATTTTGTCGGTTGGACGGAGCTGGACACGAGCGCCACGGATCAAATGCACGACCGGTGGGTGCGGTGCGAGGCGTCGCAGGGCTCGGAGGAGTGCACGTGGCGGTTCTGGTGGACCGACCCCGACAGCACCGGGGAACCCGACTACGAGATCAGTGTCGAATCTTCCTCGGTCACCGGTTATCTGTTTGTGCAGGGCGGGGGCTCCGAGGCCGACTATCCGCCCGCCTACATCGACCAGGTGCGTGTCGGCGAGGGCGAGGGGCTCGGCCCCTGGCCTACTCACCAAACCTTCGCCGCACAGGCCAGCCTCGGGCTGACCTCCTCGGCGCAGATCCGCGCGGACCTGACCGGCGACGGCGTGGTCGCCGTAGCCACACTGCCCCTGTCCTCCTCGGCACGCATCACCCGTGCCGGCCGGATGGACGCCTCCGCCGACCTGCCGGTGGATGCCACCTCGCAGATCACCCGGCACGCCACGGTGGACGCCGCCGCCGACCTCGGCGAGCTGGGCGCTTCTGCGCGGGTCACCCGAGGTGGCCGGTTCACTGCCACCGGCGATCTCTCGGGGGTGAGTGGACATGCTGAGCTGCGGTCGCAGTTCCGCCCCACGTTCCCGCCCCGCCTGACCACGGAGCTCCTCCTCGACGGTGAGTGGGTCGACATCAGCGGTGACGTGCGCGCCACCGAGCCTGTGCAGATCACCCGCGGCCGAGCTGACGAGGCGTCCCAGGCGGACCCGTCGTCGTGTGCGCTGACCCTCGACAACCGGGGCGGCAAGTACTCGCCCCACAATCCACTCAGCCCGTACTACGGGCAGATCGGCAAGAACACACCGGTGAGGGTCCGCGTCGGCCCGCTGCCCGAGGAGGGCGCCACGGTCCTCGCCGACGGCTTCGGCCGCACCGTCACCGGCGGGTGGAGCGAGGCTGACAGCGGCCACACGTGGGAGCCCGCAGCCGGGCCCGACAGCTCGTACTCGGTCGAGGACGGCGCCGGGCACATCGCCCTCGATACCATCGCTGACGCTCGCGTCGTGTACGCGCACGACGCCGACCTCACCGATTTCGACGTCACGTGCGAGGTGCGTCTTGACACTCCGCCCCGTGGAGAGGCCGGTGGGGCCACCTACCTCAGTCTCGCCGGACGCACCATGGACACCGGCGGCTCATCCGAGTCCGGGTACCGGATCAGCGTGGCGTGGAGAGTTGACGCCGGGCGCGGCCCCCACATCGTCCCCGACATCAGCCGGATGGATGACGGCAGTGGCTCCAATCTGACACCGGTTCGAGCGCCCATCCCCGGCATGGAGTACACGCCGGGCGATTGGGTGCGGGTGCGTGCTCAGGCGGTCGGTCCCGAGCTTCGTATTCGCGTGTGGCCGGACGGGTCTCCCGAACCTGAGGTGTGGCACGCGCAGGCACACGACACGCGGTATCGACAAGGCGGCTTCGGGCTTCGAGGAACCATCACGGCCCAGGCCGACGCCACCGCCACGCCAGCGGTGATCTCGGTGCGCGACCTCCAGGTGAGGACCCTGCGGCAACAGGAGTTGCCGCACGTGGTGAGGTTCACCGGTGAGGTTTCCTCGTGGCCGTCCCGGTGGGACGTCGCCGACGTGGATGTGACCGCGCCCATCGAGGCGTCCGGGATCCTGCGTCGTCTCGGGCAGGGATCGAAACCCATCCGGTCGGTGACACGCCGCGCCGTCCCCTCGTTCCTTCCGGTTGCGTATTGGCCTATGGAGGAAGGCCGCACCGCTCGTTTCGCGAATTCCCCGACTCCTGGTGTAGAGCCGATGCGCGTAACGGGTCTGCATTTCTCCGAAGACGACTCTTTGGACGCTTCACGGCCGCTACCGACTGTGGGGGCTTCCGGCGCGACAATGTCGGCACCTATCCCGTACACCGACCCGGTGGGGTGGGAGGTGCATATGTTGGTGCATTTCCCGGATGAGCCGGAGGTGACGCCGTGGGAGTCTTCTGATGAGCCCAACCAGGCGGACTTTATGGCGATTGAGTCCACGGAGGTCCGGGCGACCATGGATTTCGTCAACGTCGGTGATGATGACAACCCCAGCGTGGCGATGCGTTGGCGTCTTTACACCCTGGACGGGGATGAAATCGCGAGCACGCAGGCGTCCGCGTCGGATCTGTGGGGCGGGTGGCGGCGTTTGGCTTTCCGAGCCGCGCCTAACGGGTCTTCCACCGAGATGTCGATTCTGCGTACCTTTGTCGAGGTTGGGACCACGGTAGGCAACCTGGTCGTGCCGCAATCGTATTCCGGGCCTGTGGGTTCCCCGACTGCAATTACGGCGACGGTCAGTCCTGAACTTGAGGGTATCGCTATCGGGCATGTTGTGGTGTGGGGGAGTCACAACGTCTACCACTACATGGACGCGTCTGCTGGGTGGGACGGCGAGACAACGCGGCTCCGGCTCACGCGAATGGCAAACGATTTCGACGTTCCTGTTCTGGTGAGCGGCATCGCCGGTGAACGGCTCGGTCCCGAAGAGGAAGGGACTTTCCTCGACGTCGTCGAGGAGGCGACGGCATCCGACCTCGGGTCACCCGGGGAGGACCGGGCGAGCCTGGCGCTCACCTACCGGGGTCGGGACCAGATGTACAACGCGAAGCCCGCCCTCGTGCTCGACTACGCGTCCGGGGAGATCTCCCCGCCGATGGAGCCCGAGGACGACGACCAGGCGCTCCGCAACGACGTTGAGGTGACACGGTCGTCCGGCATTGCTGTGCAGGTCGAGGACACCGACGGTCCTCTCGGCGTGGCCCGGGTCGGCCGGTACGACGAGAGCGTCACCTTGTCCCTGGCCACCGATAGTCAGGTCGACGACCAGGCCGGATGGAGGTTGCACCTCGGGACTGTTGATGAACTCCGGTGGCCGGTCATTCACCTGAACCTCGCCAACCCGAGATTGTCCGCGCGGATCGAGGACGTCCTCGCCCTCGATGCCGGCGACCGGGTCCGCATTCTCAACCCACCGCCGTGGACGCAGGAGCGCGCGCTCGATCTCATCGTGCAGGGCTACGAGGAACACATCGGCCTCTTCCAGTGGGACATCACCCTGACCTGCACACCGGCCTCACCATGGCAGGTCGGCCAGATCGGCGAGGAGGAGACCGAGGCCCCGCCGGACGCGCCGATGCGCGCCGATACGGCCGGGGCTGAGATCGACTACGGCCTCGACGAGACCGAGACGCTGCTCATCGTGTCGACCTCCCGCGGCCCCGCATGGGTCACCAGTGACACCCGCCCCGACTGTTTCCCGTTCGACATCACCGTCGGCGGGGAGATCATGCGGGTCACCGGCATCGTCGGGACCGGCGAGTCAGTCGGGCAGTCAGTCGAGGTCGAGCGCGCCATCAACGGCGTGGCCAAGAACCACGGCGCCGGCACGCCCGTGCGGTTGGCCTACCCGGCCACCGCCGCCCTATGAGAGAGGAGGTGCCCCGGTGTCCCTGTACCAGTGGCGTGCCGGAGAGATCATCACCGCCGAGAAGCTTCGCAGCGGAGTCCAGTTCGGGCTGGTGAACGTCACGCCCGTCACCAGTGTCGGTAGCGGAGCCCTCGGCTCCTCGTACTACCGAGGCCGAGCAGACGTCACGTTCGATGTGCCCTTCGCCGAGATCCCCACGATCCAGGTGACCGCCCGCACCTCGGTGCCTGGTGGCACGTTCATCGAGGCCACGTACACCGACGTGTCCACCACCGGATTCACCATCGTGATCGCCCGGTCCAACGAGACCTCTACCAATGTGGATTGGTTGGCCATCGGTAGGCCCGACCTATGAGAGGGGCTGACGTTGCGCGATGACAGAGAGACCCGCCCCATCCTGGGGCACACCGTGACGGCCGCGGACCTGTACGGGGAGCTCCGGCAGTTGTCCGGACAGCTACAGACCTCGATCACCCACCAAGAGGTGACCCGCACCCAGCTCCGCGACCACGAGCAGAGGATCCGCGCGCTGGAAGCGTGGCGCTACGCACTGCCGGTCAGTGCGTTCTCAGCGGTGGCCGCCGCCATCGCCGCGATCATCAGCGCTTTCATGGGCTGACCTGCCTCACCCCAAGCCGCATATTTGAAACCGCCCCGGCAACGTGCCGGGGTTTCGTCATGTCTGGAGGAGGCCCCTGTGGCCCGACCCACGAACTACGTCACCAGGTCTGATCTGGGGTGGCCGTCCACCAGCGGTGGCAACGCCGCCACGCCCCGGTCGGGGCTGGTGGTCCACTACGACAGCAGCGACCAGAACCTCGCTGCGAAACCCCACTCCGCGTGCGTGGACTACTGGAACCGCACCCGCTCCTTCCACACCGGCCCCTCCCGCGGCTGGGCGGACGTGGGATACAGCTTCATGGGATGTGCCCACGGCTACGTCATTGAGGGCCGCGGTCTCGGCCGTGAGCAGGCCGCACAGCCCGGCGGCAACACCTCCCACTACTCGGTGACGCTGGCGACCGGCCCGAACGACACCATCACCGACGACCAGATCAACGCCGTGCGCGAGCTGCGCCGATGGCTCATGGACGACCACGGCAACGCCGCCGCCGTGCTCGGACACCGCGACTTCACCGCCACCTCCTGCCCCGGCGACCGGGCGTACCGGATGGTGCAGGACGGCACGTTCACCGGCGCCCCGGGCGCCATCACCAGCGAAGGAGATGAGGAAATGCTCGGACTCAGCCGTGGCGACAAGGGGCCCCGTGTGGAGGCCCTCCAGACCAGCCTCAGGCACGCCGGGTTCGCCGACCTGCTCGGCGGACACGGCCCCCGCGGTGACGGGGTCGATGGCGACTACGGAGCCGGGACCTCCGATGCTGTCCTCGCTGCCCGGCAGTACGTCGGATCCGGCGCTTCCTCCGGCGACAGTGTGTCCGGTCCGGCAGCCGCGCAGATCCGCCGGGCGGTCGTGAAGCGAGACATCGCCCGCTTCGAGCAGGGCCTCGACCTGGATGAGGGGTCGTGCTGATGGGTGAGCACGAAGCGCCGAAGCCCGTGCCCAGCAAGCGCCCGGAGAAGAAGGTCGTCGCCAGCACCGCGAGCGGCGCCGGCGTGGCCGTGGTCATGTGGCTCGCCGCCCTCGTCGGGCTCGATGTCCCGGCCGGGGTGGCTGAGGCGGTCGTTGTTCTGGCCGTTGCGGTAGCCGGGTGGCTGGCTCCGCACACGCCCCGCGGCGAGGCGCCGTGATCCCGAAGATTCTGCACGCTTGGTGGGGCGGTCCGGAGATGCCGCCCCACCTGGTCGCCTACCTCGACGAGTGGCGGAGGCTCCATCCGGGATGGGAGTTCCGCCTGTGGACTCCCGAGACCACACCGCACCTCGGTGCGTATCAGGACCTCTACGAGCACCCCGAGATCTACTCGCCCAAGAGCAACGTGTGGCAGTGGCGCTCTGACCTCGCGCGGTACCGGATCCTGCACACCTACGGCGGGGTGTATGTCGACGCTGATCTCGAACCGCTCCGCCCGGTCGATGACCTCCTCGACAACACCGCGTTCATCGCCGAGGAGGGGCGGGGGTTCATCAACAACGCGTTCATGGGTGCCATCCCCGGATCCGCGTGGATGGAGGACGTGCTCGCGGGGCTCCGCGCCTCGGTGCTTGCACAGCCGCGGGCGCGGTCGAACCGCCAGCTCGGCGCCCACTACCTCACCCGAGTCGCCCGCAGGCACCCCGAACTCACGGTGTTGCCCACCGAGCTGGTGTACCCGTTCCACTGGAGCGAGCTCGACCAGCGCGACCGTCCCGCCGTCGACGGTGCTTACACGCGCCATCACTGGCACAACAAAACGACGCAGGTCGAGAGCGAGGTGGTCGTGTGAGGCTGTCCGCCACGATCATGGCCCACCCCGTGCGTGAGGACAGCGCCGAGCGGGTCCGGGCCGCGCTCGATCGGGACGTGGAGATCATCTACGACACCGAGGCGGAGCCGTCGAAGGATCCTCGCCAGCGTTGGCGCACCGGCCGGCGCGCGTGGGAAGCCCACGACCCCGAAGCGGACTACCACCTCGTGCTCCAGGACGACGCGCTCATCTCCCGCGACCTGATCACGGGACTGGAGAAGGCCCTCGACGTCCTGGGACCCGAAGGGCTGGTGTCCGCGTACACCGGCACCGGGCGCCCGAACCAGACGCACGTTCGTCGCGCCCTGTCCCGCGCCACGGACCGTGACGACGCGTGGATGACGACACGTTCACTGTGCTGGGGCGTCGCTATCCTCACCCCGGTGCACACGATCGGCGACATGCTCCGCTGGTGCTCGCACGGGAGCAAAAGCCGGATGCCCTACGACATGCGCATAGGCAGGTACTACAGGGATCGGCTCCGGTGGCGCACCTGGTACACGGTGCCGAGCCTGGTCGAGCACCAGGACGGCGAATCCCTTTGCGGAAACGGCCGCGGCTCCTCGCGGGTGGCGCACCAGTTCCTCGGCGAGGACGCATCGGCCCTGACGGTCGACTGGACACGCACCCCGCCGTCCGGGCTCCCGACCCTGCACACTGTCCCTGCTTGAGCCCTGGGTACACGACCGCCCCCGCTCCACCTTCGTGGTGGGCGGGGGCGGTTTCGTCGTGTCAGGACTCGTCGGTCTCGTCGGCGTCGAGGTCGATGCCGAGGTACTCGGCAATGGCGTAGGCGCCTTCAGCGCCCGTGGCGGTGAGGATCTCGGCGAGCTGGGCTTGGTCGTCCCGGGTCAGGGGGTCATCGTCCATGCACAGGGTGTACCCGGTTCAGGCTCGGGTGATCCGGCCGGAGAGCAGGCTGTCCAGGTCAGGACGTACCTCCGCTGCGCGCGTCAGGAACGTGCACACCTTGCCCCTGCGATCGACCTCCCGCAGGACCGTCCACCCCTGCACGCGCGTGTAGTACCGGACCAGCTCCGGAGCGAACGTGCCCCGTCGCACCTCCTGATGCCCGGTCCGAGCGGCGTGGCCAAGAGCCCACCGCGCCAATACCCACCCCAACCGGCGGTCGTTCGGGACGGTCCACGTCGAGGCGAGGAACACCGCCGGGATGTCTCGTTCCTCCTCGGTGAACGCCCACGCCGGCGATTCCGTGTAGGTGGTGGTGCAGCCTGCGATCTCACCGTCGTCGAGCAGGACCCAGTTTGGGGTCTCGTCGCCGGCCTGTTCGGCCATGGCGGCCGCGGCTCGGAGACTCACCCCGACCCGACGCTCCTCCAACCACTGCACGCGCCGGGACACCATGTCCTCGATGCCCTCGGCGTCGTCGGCGACCGCCGGTCGAATCTCCAT